CCTTTTACCTCAATACTATTATGAGTACCGCATGACTTACAATCAAACTCAACAGTAGTACCAGCGCTTGGCATATTTTCAATAAAGGCTCGTATTTTATTGAACTGCTCAGTGTTAAGCGAATCAATAAAATCTTTTAGTTCTGCAGAGCTTTGATCTTTTGCATCAAAGATTTCTTCACCTGAGTAAATGTAGTCAATTGCACTGGCAATAATATCAAAGATTTTATTTACGTCATTGTCTTTTGCGTCTTGAATTTTTAAAATATCATTGATTGATGGATACTTCATTACTACACCAACGTTATCAGTCAATTTGATTTTCTTTTCTGCATCCTTTGGCATATTAACTTTAACTTTTGATAGATCAATGTTAATATCGTTTTTTGTTTCACATGAAGAACATTTAACGCCAATGTCAGTTGTTTCACCAGATGACTTAGATCTCAATTGCATAAAGATATATTCAAGGTCAAACATAGCAAGATTGTCGACCTCAACCATATTATCCGTACAAGATGCAATGACATCTTTAAGCGCTCGAACCATCTGATTCTGATCGTTTGACTCCATGGCCATCATCAAAATCTTTTCTTCTTTAACAAGATATGGTCTGTATACGACCTTCTTGTTAGTTGATGGTACGGTCAATTCATATCGCGGGGTGTCTAATTTAGGTAAAGCCATTTATGTAGTCTCCTATACTATAGTGCTAATTCCAAACCCAGTGAATATTGAGTTAGTGTTTGTTCCATTATTATTTTGATAGTTTTCTGTACTCCAGTTATCATACGAAAATACTGCCGTGCATCTCATAACAGCGTTTTCATTTGAATTTGCTAAGTCCATTGAATTAAGTGAAGTAGGATATGCGCTGAACAATTTAACAGACTGATTTACTTCATCGCGTTCATTTAAGTGTTCAATAATTACTTCTTTAGTATATTGTCCTTTTAAGTTAACTGTATATGCGCCAGTCTCTTCATCAATGTTATTGATAACTGATGACTGCCATTCTTTAAGATAGTTCCAAGCATACCAATCATTTGTCAAAATAAAACTTATATTAACATCCTCGTTAAGAAAGGCATATGGCCTTTTATATGACTTCATTGTGGTTGCAAATTCTGTAGTTACAATTTGTCTTCCGGGCCAAGAAACCGAATCGCACAGAATATTTAATTTGTTACTATCATCGCTAACAATAATAACACGGTAACGATTGCCACGAGCAACACCGCCTGATGATTTAAATTGCGCGAGCATCTGATCTACAGTACTCATGATCGGTATATCCTTTTAGATTCGTTCCATACAGAACGTTTGTTAGCGCCTTTAAATTGTTCCGTTGGTAGGAATATTGCAATATCCCATTCTGATGCTGGAACTAATGCAACCTTTGATTTTAAATGTGCTGTCAAGTAATGCTTAAAGCAAGGTTTAAACTCACGGTATTCTTTAGCAGCAGACAGAATATCATAATTGATTTTCAATCGTGTCCTGTCATTGTACCTCTTATTTGTCGCAACATCCATCAATTTATCTAGGAGTGTAGCGCGTGTCATAGGATGAATGTAATGAAGGTTAAGCCCATAAAATCCACCTTGTGCCGGACCAACCATTAGTGTCAATGGAAACCTATCGTAATAAGGCAATTCTTCTTTACCCTTAGGATCATAAAAATACATGTACATGCGACCAACAAGAGGGCGAGTGCGTTCCTCGAGTAAAGGATCGCGTAGCAATTGCCGTCGATTGATTGAACGAAGATCTCGAGCCTTATTCATAAACCATTGCCGTGACTCTTCTGTCCGACGGCCTATACCTTGCCTTGCAACTTCGTTTTGCAGTTTTCTAAACAGTGATTCTGTAGCCATATCAATATTTATATGAGTTTACTTAAGTATTTTAATACCCAAAGACTTTAATGTATCCTCAGTCCATATTGCAAACTTGAGGTTGTGTTTCATTGCAAACTCTTCGGCTGCTTCCCACTTTGATTGATTCTTGATATAAGTTAAGGATTCTGATATGTACTTTTTAGTTCGCCGACCAGGATTTTTAGGTGGTGCGGTTTCTTTTTTTGGTTTAATTTCAATGATGTACTTTTCGCCAGCTGCATTTTCAAACCAAAGATCTACAAAGTATCGATGTATTTTATTATCTGTTGCACAACGATATGGTATGACAATTTCCTCTGATGACCAGGCTACGATTGAATCATTTTCATCAAGCCAACGAAATGCATTGCGTTCCCATAGTGAACGATACACAATACTTTTTACGTCGCCTTTATACTTGTCTTTGTTTTTTGGTGTAAATCTACCACGGTATGCCATATAAATAATCTCATAAAATTTTACTTTACGGAGTATTTATGGCGAATCTTCGATTCCCTTCTAATGCGGTTAGTGGCAATAAACCTTTTATATTATTTTCAACACATAAAGCTCAATACAGCACAATTGGCGATAAGGTTGACACAATACCTACAGCAAACTCTGTTGCGCTATATTTTCCAACTGGTTATGCAATTAACGATAGCTTGAATTATCAACAAGAAGCAACAGGACTCATTGGCGCTGGATTTAGTGGCCTACAAGGTAGCGGTAATGACATAACTGGAACTGATGTTAAAAAAGTTGTTGAAGGCGCAATGACTAATAAAGAGTTAGCATCAAAAACAGCTGGTGGTCTTGCTGGTCTTGCAGGTAGTTCAAAAGGTTTTTTTAGTGCATTGGGATCTGCTCTTGCAACTGGTGGCGTTGTAGGTAATGTTGCAGCTGAAATTTCACGTAGCTCACAAATTGCTCTTAATCCCCGAGAGTTTATGTTGTTTAAGTCGCCTAACATAAGAAACTTTTCATTTAACTTTACATTTATACCATCTAACGATCAAGAAGTAAGAGACGTACCAGAGATTATTAAATTTTTCCGTAAAGCTTCATATCCAACTCTTAGTGGAGCTGGTGCAACATATAATTTTCCAGAGGCATTTAACATTAATGTTGGTAACTCTGAAAATGTTATCAAAATACCTGAAGTAGTTTGTACTACCGTAGGTGTAACTTATAACTCCAATTCCATGTCATACTTTGAGTTAAATAATTTACCAGTTGAAATAAATCTTACACTTGGATTTCAAGAACTCCAGCCAATCAGCAAAGAATTTATCGACCAAGGATATTAAGATATGTCTTATTTCAGCAAATTTAGAAAAGGCAGTTTTCGAGTTGGTGACAAAGTTATCGAAACAGTTAACATTGCTCATTATACTCAAATTTTTGAAAAGCTTGCAGATGACATTTCATTTTATTCATATTATACGGTAGTCAATGGTGACAGACCAGATGTCATATCACAAAAGTTATATGGTACGCCTGATTATTATTGGACAATATTATTACTTAATAAGCATGTTGTCAATACTTATGAAAACTTACCTAAAGAATATAATGCAGAATTGATTCGTTACCTTGAAGGTAAGTATCCTGGCTATGCGCTTAAATTAGCGGAAGGCGAAATATTGGCTGGTAAGTTTGACATGTTGGAAACGGTATCATTTTCTGATTACACTGGCATTGTTAGTGGTAAGTTTCCATCACTTGGTTATTTGACAATCAACTTAACATCAACTGAATCGTTTCCATTAAACCAGCAATTTACTTTAACTGGACAGACATCTGGTGATACGATTCAAATTGCAAACACTATGCCTTATTATATGGCACCACATCACTATGAAGATGAAGATAGCCAATGGGTGCTATGGACAGATCCTACATCAACAGTAGTGTCAATACTTGAATATGAAACTGAGCTAAATGATGAGCGTTCACAGCTTAAAGTTATAAGACCAGAATCAATATACAGTGTTGTAGCAGAATTTGAACGACAAATGAGACGACAGTAATGGCTGACAATTTAGATCCTAGATTACCTGAATTAACACCTAAAAAGTTAAAAGCAATACGTGTAGTTGTTGAAAGATACAATCAGGAAATTATTGACATAACGTCTTCTATTACTGAATTATCTTTGTACGAATCAATTTATGCACCATTTGTTTATGGCGAACTTATTGTTGTTGACAACTCTGCAATGTTATCGACCTTCCCTTTTATAGGACAGGAAAAAGTACTTATTTATTGGGAACGTGAAAACAAAACTTTTACTAAAGTCTTTAGGATTACTGATGTATTTGACGTGCGACAAATTAATGATCAGACGGGTGGTTATGGCTTGTCAATTACATCAGAGCAACAAGTAAGAAATTCAATATCACTTTTTTCTAAATCTTATAAAGGAAATTCTTCAGAAATTATTGAAAAGATATATAAAGAATTTTTGCTTACTGATATTGATGTGCGTACAACAGGGTATCTTGCTCATAACATTGTTTTCCCATTTATCAAACCGCTGCAAGCAATTAACATGATTCAACGTGCCACACCTGCATTTGATAAAACACCCATGTTTGTTTTTGAAACGGTATATGGTGAAAAGCCCGTTCTTGATTCAATGAAGAATATGTTAGATCAAGATCCAGTGCTTACGTTGCAAATGAAAAATAATACAAACGCTGATCCGCAAAACGGTCTTGCCAGTAATAAAATGGAAGAGTTTAGGAATCAGGTTTTATGGCATCACAATAAATAGAGCATATAATACATTAGATCAATTAGGATCTGGTGCGTATGCATGTCAAACCCTTGCAGTTGATATTAGCAATAGAAGCTACAATGTAACTGATTTTGATTTTACTAAACATGCACCAACAATTGCGAGTAAAGATTGGATTTCAACATTTTTTACTTTTGATGACGTACTTAATGCAGATGAGCCAAACAATGTTATTGTAAACGGAATACGTTCTACATCTGCTCCAGTGCAATATAGAAATGCACGTGCATATGACGATTATCCTAATCTAAATACAGTTGATGAAAACATTGTAGCTGGTATGAGATCTTATATGAAGCGACTTAAATCAACATCAATCAATGTACACATGAACTCTGTTGTTGATCTTGAAGCAGGCAAAACAGTTGATCTTGATTATTATCGTTTTTCACCAAAGCTACAAAGTGAAGATCCACAAGATAAAGTTAATTCTGGCAAATACCTTATTGCTGCACTAAGGCATTATGTCAAGAATGGTGAATATACAATGTCTCTTGAATTAGTTCGAGACGGTATGGGTGAAAATGCAAAACTATATGAAAATGGTAATCCGCCTAACTTTGGTAATCCGCCTAGAAAACAACAATCATTACTTGGTCCTTATGAACAACAAAATGTAAGCCAAACTATAATTGGAGATGAATTTCAGTTATGAATAATAAATTTTATATTGGT